TTTCTTACGAAACAGCACTGGAACTACCAGAACGATATTCTTTGGAAATCCTTGATGCCAACGTCGAAGTGGTTTATGTTCAACCAATATTTAGGATATCAACAAGAAGGTTACAGCGATTTGTCGCAAGACAAGAAAATTGCGATTGTGCCTCAAGTTGTATGCAAAGTTGCAAAAGCAGAAGATACAAAGATACAAGTCCATGTCGAAGAGATATCGACCGAAGAGATATCGACCGAAGAGATATCGACCGAAGAGATATCTTTGACCAAGTATACATCAGACTCTGTCGTAAACACCGTGATAGAATCGTTTATCAAGCGGTCAAATCTCGGTTTGGAAAAGTACGGCACAACTTTGGACCGCGATGATTTGAAAATGCTCGACTGGATACAACACGCTCAAGAGGAGCACATGGATGCAATTTTGTATTTGGAAAAGTTGAAACGAGAGGTCATAAAAAAAGGTATCTAAAGAAAGAATATACCAAACTATGATGACACGCATTTATTTCCCAAGTTCGTTGGGTCAAAAAAAGCCCGGCGTGGACACAACTGCGAAATATTTAAAACAAATATTTGGGAAAACCGACACGATTGTAAACACAAAGAGCAACGATACTTTGTCATCTAACTTGAAAAAACTCTACCGATCAAACATGAAGGCGACTTTGCCAACTGTGAACATCGGCGGCGATCACTCGATGGCTATCGCAACGGTGGCCGCATCTCTCCAAAAACACGGTTCCGAACTCAAGGTGATTTGGTTCGACGCCCACGCAGACATCAACACTCGCGCAACCTCACCCAGCGGTAATTTCCACGGGATGCCTCTCGCATTTCTTACCGGCCTTGACCACGATTACCAAATGTTTCCTTTTTTGTATGCCGCCCCAGAACTCAAATTCGAAAACATTTTGTATCTGGGCATCCGAGACTTGGATCCAGGCGAGAAACAAGTGCTGAAAGATAAACAAATCAAGTATGTAAAAAGCGCCGATATCAACAATGATCCGAAGAGGGCATTCGAAATTGTCAAAGCATTTGTTGGAAAGGACCCGGTCCATTTGTCGTTTGACGTGGACGGAATCGATCCTGGCGAAATGCCCTGCACTGGAACTACGGCGAAGAAGGGGGTGCATATAGAGGCAATCAAGCCGGTGCTCGACAAGATCATGAAGAAAACAAATCTTGTGAATATGGACATCACCGAGTTCAACCTTGAAATTGGTGATGACAAGCAGAGAGAAGTGTCTATGACAAACTTTGTGAAACTTTTTCAGAAATACCTGTGATTTATCGTCGCTTCTTTTTATAGGTACGACGTTTTGTTTTGCGTTTTCCTCCATGCTTTTCGGGTTCTTCGTATGGTACTAACGATCGGCTTTTCCCGTGTTCTTCTTTAATTCGCATTTCTAATTTATTTTGTAATTTTTCTTTTTTGCGTCGATAGTATCGAGAATTTTTACCAAATGCGGCTTTTGCATAATCAGATAGAAAATTCCGTTCTTGAAAATGCTGTTTTACGTTTGCAGGATCTTCAAGTATTTTTTGTGTATTACCAATTAACATTTCCCATGCATCGACAACATCTGGATCGAGCATCCACTTTTGTTCATTTGTTTTCATTATTCTGAAAGCTTCATGTTGTCCTTGTATAATCATATCATTTACTTTTTGGTGAATATTTATATATTCGTTAATATTTCCAGTGTTATTTTCATTATCGTGAATAAATATTTTTTCAGATGGTGTGATATATTTTATTTGAACATGCGATTGTATCATCTGTTCATAAGAGTGAATTATATTTGTACCAGCTTCAACAACTTTTACAACTGGCATTATTTTACTAACTTTTGCAAGCTTATTCAACTGTTCATTTGTAAAAAACCCTTCTTCGCAAATATATGACGGCTTTCTAATTGTCAACACAGCTTCGTTATCCACTTCGTGTATACACAGTTTTTGAGTGTTTCGATTATAAAGCAGATTAAGTGCGTGTCCTGGTATAAAAATAGTTGCTATTGCTACATCGGACTTTTCTCCTTTTTTATAGTTAGCATCCCCAAAACCAAAGTATTCTCTGAACCATTCGGGATCTCTTTGATTTTCTACCGGAACATTAGTTGCATGCGTAGGACCTAAACCGGTAGTAGCTAAACCAACGCCAATCATATGTCTTGAACCAACTGCACTCAAAGAGCGAAAGTCTAAATACTTTTCTTGAATGACAAGTTGTCGGTTTAGTGGAGTTTCGTCTTTTAGACTTTGTGAATTTATAATTTCATTTACAATATTCGGATCACGTTTCAACCATTCTTCCTCGGTTGGACAACCTCCTGTACACAACTCAGCAATATATGCAAGATATGTGCATTTACCAGCATAATTGAATTCTAGCTCATTATACCTTTTAACTTCGGCTGCAGACAACACGGTTGGGTTCGGTTCGCTTTTGCCAAATATCGATAAAACGGTTTCTTTCGCCGAATTAAAAAAAGACATTGGTTCTTTTTCGATTCCACGTTTGGCAAGTTGTTGGTCAACAAATTTGTCGCTATTAAAAACAGAAGCTGTCGACGCATGAATAATTGCCAGAGCAGTAAATGCAGCGGTCAGCATCATTCCCATACCACCTTCTTGTTTCTTCACTTGTTTCAAGATTTGAGCATTTACTTCTTTCCGCTTTATATAATTATTGTAAAAATCGAGACAATTGATTTGCGAGTTTTCATCTATTGTGTAACAAGTATATTTTGGGAGTTCTAATGAAAACACTTGGTTTAAATTAGTTTTAAAGATGTCTTCTGGCAAAGCATTCGCCATTTTCTCTAAATTGTAGCAAATCTCAATAATTTGTATAGTTTTGTATAAATTTGTATTTTGCAAATCCTGTTCAACTTTGCTCAGCAGTTGAATTTTATCCAACCCAAAAATAGTTGAGTCGAATATTAGGCCTGCAAAGAATTCGTTTTTTGACATTTGTATATATACATATTAAGGTAAGATTTGTGGGTTTGAACACTATAATAGATCCACATGCTTGACGAACAAATATTCAAGATACAAAATAATAACGACAAACTGTTTGTACTTTTGTTTTTGTATAAGAGAAACATGAAAATAAGTCGACCGATAACAGACAATGAAATTGCTGTGTAAGGTATTGATTTTAAAGTGTCTGACTGCATCTAATTATTCTTAAGCAACTTAATTATAAGTTTATATAGTAATTATTTTTACTATATAATCAAAGAGTAAAAGGAAGGATCAAAAGAGTACAAAACAAAAGGAAGGATCAAAAGGACACAAAGGCTCGGGCTCGCGCGAGGCTTGCCCTTGGAACCATGGGTTTCCTTTAAAATTCGCAAACAAGATCAAAGACATTTGCCGAAACCTCTTTATTTGCCATCGCATACTCACTCACGGTCCGTTCGAAAAAGTTCGACTTGCTCTCCAAACTGATGAGCTCCATAAAATCGAACGGATTCGCACTATTATAAATCTTATCAATGTTCAGCTGTAAACAAAGCCGATCTCCCACAAACTCAATATATTGTGTCATCAGTTTGGCGTTCATTCCAATGAGACGGCAGGGAAGCGATTCGGTAATAAACTCCTTTTCGATTTCCACCGCCTCTCTTATAATTTCGCCAACGCGCGCCTTTGAAATCTTCTGGTGCAACTTGGAATACAAAAGAACTGCAAACTCGGTGTGCAAAGCCTCATCGCGGCTGATAAACTCGTTCGACAACGTCAGCCCGGGCATGAGTCCACGCTTCTTGATCCAATAAATCGCAGCAAAACTGCTGCTGAAGAAAATACCCTCGACACACGCAAACGCGACCAACCGCGTGGCGAAAGTTTCAAGCGATTTGTCGTCGGTTCCGTACCCAATCCACTTGCGAGCCCAGTCGGCCTTTTTCGTAATCGATGGACAAGTCTCAATGGCCTTAAATAATCGGTTTTTTTCGGCTTTGTCCTTAATATAAGTTTCGATCAATATACTGTACATTTCAGAATGAATATTTTCAATCGCGATCTGGAACCCGTAAAATGCTCTGGCTTCGGAAAGTTGGACATCGGCCATGAACCGGGTGGCCAAATTTTCCATGACAATTCCGTCACTTGCCGCGAAAAATGCCAACACCATCGAGACGAAATATTGCTCATCCTCCGAGAGTTTTGCCCAATCGCCAAGATCTTTTGATAAATCGATTTCTTCGGCGCGCCAGAAGCAGTCGACCTGCTTCTTGTACATTTTCCAAATGTCGTTATCCTGTATGGGAAACATTACGTAGCGAGAAGTGTCTTCTTTCAAAAGTGGGTCGGTCATTTCCTAAATAATATACAATAGGGAGATTTTTTATGTCCATTTTTTTCCCATTGCATACTTGTGTTGACCGCGAATCGCTGAACGCAGCCACGTGAGTTCAGAATGACCAATTTTTGTGACAGCATAGAATAAAAAAAAATGATCAGCGCAAATTTTGACAAAATCGATCCAAAAACACTTCAAAAAATGGTATTTATATATAATTCGGTGGAGACCGGCTGGAAGGTGAAAAAAAGGGATAACCGGTACATCTTTGAAAAACGACATGGAAACAAAAAGGAAGTTTTCATGGACGATTATTTAGAGAAATTTGTCGTTGAAAATGCTTCCTTGAATCTTCCGTAAATTTATAACTCCGCATTTTCATTTGGGAGTCCGCCCATAATTCTTTCGAATTGTCGCGCAATTTCCTTTTCCAACATGGGGAGTCGAGTATACAACATTGGATTCTTGCCATTTGCATATTTATTGGGATTAAACTTAATAACTATGTTTTTATTTTCATCTGGTGACACAGCGCCAGTGTTATATACAATTTGCAACAAGGTGCCACTGATTTGTATTTCGCTCAAACCGTTTTTGTGAACAAAGCCGTCGAACTTGGAATCGATAAATTTTTGTATTACCACGTTCTTCGATTTATAAAGGGTTTGCAAAGTAAGTGCATCGGTTGGATACAAAGTCACATAACAGTGTGAGCAAAAACCTTTGAATCTTGGCAATACCCCAGTCTTGCCGGAACAGTTGACACAAATCGATGTTGTTATTGTATATTCTTTTTCTTTTTCTTCTTCTTCACCAAAAAATGCTTTGCAACTTGTATTTTTACTCTCGGGTTCGCGATGCAATGAACAAAAGAGGGGTTTCCGAAAACAAAATCCATAGACCGCCTTGTTCCGACAGGTGTCCTTTTTGCAAATTGTCGGCATTGTTTACAATGAATTTATACATTATTTGTCCCCTAAATAATAAACCAGGGGGCAAATGCAATTTTTATGTCTCTACATAGGGTTATTGTGTTGTTTCGACATAACCCCTACAATCGCATAAGACCCCGGGTCTTTGGGGAATCGCATTTCCAGCAAAAATGTAGACAAATGATAAAAATGGACAATTGTTCGCTCAGATTTAGGAGAAATTATGTTTTGGGATTATATAAAAAAAAATGGGAGGAGCTTTAATGCAATTAGTCGCCTACGGCGCACAAGATGTTTTCCTTACTGGAAACCCCGAGATTACTTTCTGGAAGGTGTCTTACAGACGCCACACCAACTTCGCCATGGAGTCCATCGAGCAGACCTTCAACGGTCAGGCTGACTTTGGTCGCCGTGTGTCCTGCACCATCTCCAGAAACGGAGATCTTGCCTACCGCACCTATGTCCAGGTTACTCTCCCCGAGATTAACCAGTCAATGAAGGGCAGTTCTGGCGATGTCTATGCCCGTTGGTTGGACTACCCCGGTGAGCAGCTCATTGCTCAGGTCGAGGTCGAGATCGGTGGTCAGAGAATTGACCGCCAGTATGGTGACTGGATGCACATCTGGAATCAGCTCACTCTCTCTTCTGAGCAGCAGGCTGGTTACTACAAGATGATTGGCCACACCACTCAGCTCACCTACATCACTGATCCCGCTTTCGCTGAGATCAACGGCCCCTGCGCCGCTGTTGGTGGACCCAGTCAGGTTTGCGCCCCTCGCAAGGCCCTTCCTGAGACCACTCTCTACATCCCCCTCCTCTTCTGGTTTTGCCGAAACCCTGGTTTGGCTTTACCCCTTGTTGCCTTGAAATCTGTAGGGCAGAAAAGCATCCGACCCAAAGTATGCGAGAACTACTTTGGAGAATATTCGTTCGAGGCTCGCAATGACTTTTTAAGTCATCCTCAGATGCTAGTCGCGTGTGCTTAAGAAAACTACTCCTCCCATTTTTAGTAGTTAATTAAGTACAGCGGCAACAATTTCAAATTGCGGGAAACTCTTAAAGACGGTAATTTATGTTTAAAAGAATTTAAAAATTGTAGTAGTAAAATTGTAAAAATGAAAAAATGTTATAAATGCAAAGAAGAAAAAGAAATAAATGATTTTGGTAAATTAAAATCCACACCTGATGGTCACAGATACGATTGTAAAGATTGTAGAAAAGTATATCGCGAAGAAAATAAGGAACACATTAAAAAAAAACAAGACGAGTATTATGAAAAAAATAAAGAAACACTTCTTATGAAATCAAAAGAATACAGAGTTCAAAATATTGAATCAGTCAAATTACAAAAAAAACAGTATCGAAATCGCGAAGATATTAAAGAACATATCAGAGAAAAAAATAAAGAATATTTACCAATTAAAAAAGAAAAAATAAAAAAAAGAAGAAAAACCGATTTGTCATTTAGATTGTCTGAAATTTTAAGAAGTAAAATTCATAAAATGATAAAAGGCAAAGAAACATCTTACAAAAATTTGATAGGATGTGATTCAAAATGGTTTAAGAAATGGATTGAGTTCAGATTTGATGATAAAATGAATTGGGAAAATTTAGGAACATATTGGGAAATCGATCATGTTTTGCCAATTACTCAATTTAATCATAACAATGTTGAAGAATCCAAGGTTTGCTTTCACTGGACAAATTTCCAACCTTTGCACAAAACAGAAAATAAAGAAAAATCAAATAAAATATTATTACACTACTACTTTAATAACTTGGTTTCGGTAATCAGGTTTAATAAAAAACATAAAGAATTTTTAGGCTACCAAGCATTAGACGAAAGTTTAATGTGGCTGAGAAAGAAACTCAGGTATGGTAAAAATGCCACGTATGATGAGGAAAATAAAAAATCCTCTGAAATAGACAATCCGCAGCCAAGCATCTACGTTCACAATGATGAGAATATGATGAAGGTTCAACGACTAAACGGAATTGGGTCTGAGGAGTTCAATCAACTCCAATGAAGGCTTAAGATATAGTCTACTCCCCGGCTCAGGTTTTTGTATGTAACACGTTAATCAATACAAAAATGCCGATAAATACACCGAAAGGTGGGGTATATGTGATGTACAGTATCACGAGGTCAAGATTAACATCGACTTCAGACCTATTGGTGAGTGCTTGTGGGCTGTCAAGGATTTGACTGCCATCTCAAGTTCTTCTTCCCAGGCTGTCACCACTGCCTACCAGCAGTCCCTTGTTGCCGCCTCTATCTACGTTGACTTCATCTTCTTGGATACTGACGAGCGCAGAAAGATGGCCCAGAACCCCCACGAGTACCTCATCGAGCAGCTCCAGTACACCGGTGACGAGTCTGTCGGATCTTCCAGTAACAAGATCAAGATCAACTTCAACCACCCTTGCAAGGAGCTCATCTGGGTTGTCCAGCCCGATGCCAACGTCGACTACTGCGCCTCCCTCGAGGGCAACAGTACTCTCTTCAAGGTCCTCGGTGCCCAGCCCTTCAACTACACCGATGCCATTGATGCTCTCCCTCCTTCCATCCATGCCTTCGGCGGCCCCGCCGAGACCTCTGGTGCCAACGCCTTCATCTCTGGAGGTGTCTTCCAGATGCCCGGTGCTACCGATGCTGTCTCTGGCGGTGCGATGAACACCAACCAGGACTGGCACGCCTCCAGTGGTGTCTTCAACCCCGACGGCGCCACCCCCACCGGCTCTGCCGTCTCCGATGCCGGCACCTTCGTGCTCGCTGAGACCGCCCTCAACCTCCACTGCTGGGGCGAGAACCCCGTCGTCACCGCTAAGCTACAGCTTAACGGCCAGGACCGCATCTCCGAGAGAGAGGGTTCTTACTTCGACGTTGTTCAGCCCTTCCAGCACCACACCCGCGCCCCCGACACT